GACTTTATTACTGGGATACATCAGGCGGTGTAAGTGTTCCAGCAGTAAAATCCACAGTTACTAACGCACCTACACGAAGTAGATTTGTTTTAGTTTCTGGTACAGATCGTTTTGTTATATGTTTTGGTACAGAAGAAACAATTGCTACTGCTTCTAGTCAAGATGACATGTTTATTAGATGGAGTTCACAAAATGACCCTAATATATGGGTTCCTACATCTACAAACACTGCTGGATTTCAAAGACTTACAGACGGCAGTAGATTAGTAAGTGCAGCACGTTCACGTGGTGCCGTTTTAATATGGTCGGATACAGCTTTATATCAAATGCAATTAATTGGTGCTCCTTTAGTTTTTGGTTTTACTCAACTAGGTGCCAAATGTGGATCAGCTGGATTACATGCAGCGATAGATGTTAATGGAACTGCTTATTGGATGGGCCGTGATTCTTTCTTTGGGTTTGATGGTAAGGTTAGTAAAATTCCTTGCTCGGTAGAAGATTATGTATTTGGTGATATTGATGAAGCATCACAAAAAGATACTTTTGCTGCTGCTAACAGTGAATTTAATGAAGTTACATGGTTTTATTGTTCTAATGGATCTTCACAAATAAATAGATGTGTTACATATAATTATGAAGAAAAAGTTTGGAGTGTTGGTACATTAGATCGTACTTCTTGGGCTGATAAAGGTGTGTATAATTTTCCTTACGCAACAAGTTATGAAGCGTCTGATACTTCTTCTACCATTACAACTATTAATGGCTTAACTGCTGGAAGAACTTTTATGTATGCACATGAAAATGGTGTTAATGCCGATGGTGCTGCTATGACTTCTTATGTAGAATCAGGAAGCTTTGTCATACCACAAGCAGGAGAAAATTTAATGTCTATTAGACGGTTTATTCCTGATTTTAAAAACTTAGCGGGCACTGTAGATGTGTCTTTAAAATTTAGATTATACCCAACATCCGAACAAATTACTAATGGGCCACACGAAGTGGCAACTACTACTGAATTTGTAGACACACGTGCGCGTGGTAGGCAGGCTGCGGTACGTATTGAAAGTAGTACACTAGATTCAACATGGCGTTACGGCACATACCGTGCTGACGTACATCCAGACGGGAGAAGATAATGGCAAAAATAAATATTCCACGTTTACCACAAGCCCAAGTTGATTATGATGAAAGACAACTTAACCAAATGATTCAATCATTAGATCAATTAATAACATTGCTTAACAGTACTTACACACCGGAAACGTTGCGTAATGATGATGAAGCGTTTGCGTGGTTTAATGGGTAACGTATATACAAACGCTAAAAAAGATTTAGCTACAAATACTGACCCTGTTGTCCTATATACAGTACCAGATAAAGTACAGGCTATAATTAAATCTATAAGAGTCAGTGATGATTCAGGTTCTGGCAGCACAATTACAGCTACTATTACAGATGCAGCAAGTGCAGTGTTTAGTTTAGGTAAAGATATAGTGGTAGGAGCCGCGGTTCCTGTAGAATTATTGACTGAACCTCTTGTTGGACAGCAAGGAGAGATAATTACTGTAACACCAGGGCATGCAGATAGGTTACATGTAGTGCTTTCAGTGCTTGAAATAACAAATAATACTTGATATAAGGAGTAAATATGCCTATAAAAGATGATAGTGTAATAGAATATGTAGAGATCAACGGGGAACAAGTTCCTAAGGTTGTCGTCCCTGCAGAAATAACTATTACCAACACGCTAACAGGTAAAGAATACGGTTCAGCTAAAGAAGCTGATGATGACGTAGCTAATCCTGCAACCGACACGAAGGCAGAACATATCAGACAGGATGTAAAAGTCAGTGTTGCTATCCACAAAATATTAGAGGGAGTTGTAGGAGAAGTTTAATGCCAGGTTACGATTATCGAAATACAAACAGAGAAAATTATATCGCGAATATGAATTCAGGAATAATGAGTGCTGCTGATAACAACACAACTTATTCTGGAATGCCAACTTATAATCCAATGAATCCTTATAGTAATGGAAACCCATCATTTGTTTATGAATCCAATCCTGGTGCAGTTCAAGGTGACTTTAGATATGAGGGAGTAAATCCTGCATTAAATCCTGGTGCACCACGTGACGACTATAAAGTTTTTGATAGACAACCTATGAATCAAGGCTTAGGTATGTATTATGATGCAAATGTAGATCCATCGGACTGGAGAGTTATACAACAAATTATGGGCGCAGGTGGTAATCCGAATGACTATATTGAAACAGCAGATTCTTATTCTCCAGTGAATTTAATTCAGATGCTAATGGATGCTCAAGATGCAGGAGATGACGACTTAATAGAATTATTACAAGGAGACCTAGAGATGATGTATCCTAGTTTAGTATAATGGGATTTTTAGACAAAGCATTTAAGAATGTATTTAGAGGGGCTAGAGATTTTTTAAAGAGCCCAGCAGGAATTGCAACTTTAGCAATTGCTTCACCATTTGCCATGAGTGCAATGTCATCAGGAGCAGGTGGTAGTGGATTTTTAGGAAGTCTACTAGAAAAATATCCAATGCTTGGAAAAATTGGATCAGCTGCAACTAAGTCACCACTTGTGACAAACGCTGCTAAAAACGCAGCAATGAACTATGGTATAGCTACATTAACAGGATCAGAAAATCCTGAAAAGGCAGCCTTGTATGCTGCTGCATCGTCAGTACCGTTTTCTTTTATGAAAGCAAATAACATGGCTAAAGCTTTTAACAATAAAAACACATTAACTGGAAATGATAAATTAAATTACTTGGATATACTTACAGGAAAAGTAAATCCTAGCACGGGTTATGAGATACCCGGTGCAGTGACTAAAACTTTTACTGATATTCCTACAAATACAATTTACGATACAGCAACTTTTGACAGTATAAATGCTCCAGTTGATATGCCAGCTATCGAAGTACCTGCAATGGGTCCTCCGCAAGTATCAACTTCTTTTGGTGCGCCAAGAAACATAGACATAGATGCACTGCAATATTTTGGTAGAGATATGGATCCAACTGCTTTATCAAATCTATCAAATAGCGCAGGACTAGGAAGTTTAATTCCAGGACTAGGATTAGAAAATGTAGACATCCTGGCAACAATTACACCACAAATAGCAGGACTATATGGTGGTCGTATGAGTGAAGCAAGAAAATGGGAAAAATTTAAAGAACAACAAATTAAAAGAATGGCTTTTCAATATGGTATTCCATATGAAGAAGCTAAAGAAATATTTAAAGATGGTTACCGTAATCCTTATTACACTACTACATCAGCAGGCGATTATGGTGATATAGAATTTAATAAAGGTGGTTCACCAGCATATAAAGATAGTTATATAGCCGGAGGAAAAGTAGTTGGACCTGGTACAGGTAAGTCTGATGATGTCCGACCAGTAGCATTATCTAATAATGAATTTGTTATTACAGAAAAAGCAGCTGAAAACTTTCCAGGTGGACATGCAGGATTATATTCAATGATGAATAAATTAGATCCTGACTCAGAAACAATTGAAGAAGCAAGGATGATGGTATAATGGCAGAATCAGATTATCCTTCAGGTTTTGATGTAAATACACAACAAAGTAGCATGTCTCCAGAGATGGAGGCTAAGTATCTTTGGCTCATGGACCAAGCGGTTAAGTTTGGTCAAGGACAATTCGGTGGCCAAGGACCAATTACACCACAATCAATAGCTGGATTTAATCCAGAGCAAGTCAAAGCATTACAGATGGCTCAATCTGGCATTGGTGCTTACGAACCAATGATGGACAAAGCAGAAGCTGCTACAGACAGCATGACAAATGCAACATTTGATCCATCATCTTATGAAAATTATTTAAACCCTTACCAAGATTATGTAACTCAAGGAATTTCAGATGAGTATGATAAAGCTATGAACCAAGCTAACATGGGTGCTGCTTCACAAGGAGCGTTTGGTGGTTCAGGCACAGGTATAATGAATGCAGAATTATTAGGAGGAAAGGCACAAGCTATTGGGGAGTCATTAGCTTCCGGTTATGGAAATGCAATGAACATGGCAAGAGGAGATTTTGAAAATCAAATGACACGTTATGGTGCTGGTGCTCAGCAATATGCAAATATGGCTGGACAAACACAAGGTATGCAACAACAAGACGTGGCATCATTGATGGGCGCAGGATCTGTTATGCAACAGAACACACAACAAGGACTAGATGCTAACTACCAAGCTTACTTACAAAATAGACAAGATCCATATCAACGATTTGGATTTATGAGTGACATATTTAGAGGAGTACCATCTGGGCAAATGACAACTACGATGGGAACTGCTCCCGTAACAAATCCTTTAT